TGAGTAGTCCTTTCTCAGAGATGAGACGAAGGACTAGGTTCGAAAATGAAAACAAGATTTTACAATGAAAATTTCAAAATTTCAATATGAAATGTCCTTACTAATGGGAAGGTGTCGGCGTTGGCACGTGTGCTAATCGACAATAAAATGAAAATAATTTCATTCATTAGAAGTAATTTAAAAGAGGAGAAAAGCAAACGTTTCTCTGCTTTCGGGAAGGATGTAGATACACGTCTGAATAACATCCATCCCCTTCGGTTTTCGAACCTAGTCCTTCGTCTCATCTCAGAGAAAGGACTACTCACTGTGGATGACATGAATCAGCAAATGATTGCTGTTAATGACGAAAAGAACATTGATGAAGTGTTCTCATCCGCAAAAGAGAGGATGACAACAGAAAAGAAAGTATCGACCAAGTCTGCAGCATTAAGCCAAGCAATACTTTCAACTCTGAAGTCCGCGTTTCCCAACGCTTCTATTCCTAAACTAGACATTGTCAAGTCATGGGATGAGATGAAATCTCTAATAAATTGGAACGCCTCAAGCGGCTTTCCAAAATATGTTAAGAAGCGTTATCTGGAGAAAGAGATTAAACATATCTTTGATCTCTTTCACTCTCGTAAAGTTGATTCGCTGCTACGCAATACGGCCACCGTATTTTCAATCTTTACGAAAGTACAGCCTAAGAAAGATAAGTATTCTACTCGTCTTTTCTTTGCTCCGAGTTATATCTGAACAGTAATTGAAACCATCTATGGAGCCTCGATCACCAAGTGATTTTCTGAACAAACGGAAAGCTCGATCATAGTTGGAAAGAGACAACCGGAGATTGGGTTCCAGATGTCAAAACATAAGAATGATTTTGTATATTCTTTTGATTATGCAAAATTTGACCAGACCGTTCCTTTGTTTTGGGTTGTATATTCACTATGTATTCTTAGATCTATGATCGCTGGAGCAACTCCCTGTGTTCAAGACACTGTATGATCAAAGATGTGCGAGAATATATTATTTTCACCGATATACCATCCGAAAACTGGGTGTTTTGACCGAAAGTGTGGGTTGCCGTCTGGTTCGTATTTTACGAACCTTATCGATTCGTTTGCGAATCTACTCATGTCATGATATGTATTACATGACCTTGGGTTGGCAGCCTTCGTCACCAAGATCTACGTACATGGCGATGACATACTGATTGTTTCTAAACAAAAGCTACCAATAGCTAAGATGCTCAAAGCCTGGTCAACACTCGGTGTTGAAGTCAAATACGCAGAAGAAGAAAGCTCTGTCCCTGGACAAGATAAAGCTTACTTCCTTGGATCTCTCTGAATAGATGGCAAACCGTATAGAGACTGGACTACAATGCTCAAATCGTGTATCGTGTACCAACACCAGGACCAAGTCCATGACGAAAAGAGTTTTGTAGAAGGCAGAATTTATACTATATGTGGATATTCTCATGATCTTCCGAAGCTTTGGAAAATCTTAGGGTTACGTCCATACGAAGGGCGTCGTCTGTTCGTAGCTACTAGCGGATTAGCTTGGGAAGAGCAAATCCGCAACCGCCGGGCTGCACTACCAGGACAGTGAGTGGTAGGAAAGTCCGATCCTTGAAAAGATAGGTAGAACTATCTTTTCAAGGATAAAATTGAGAACCTCTTCG